TTGAACGTGAAGCCAATCAGATTTCCAAGCAGACTCGTCGCGGCAAGGGCAATGTGTTGATCGTGTCTTCGGACGTGGCCTCCGCATTCGCCATGGCAGGCATCTTGGACTACAACAGTGGGCTCAAGCAGGAAGTCAACTTGCTCGTCGATGACACAGGCAACACCTATGCAGGGACGTTGTTTGGTCGCGTGAAGGTCTACATTGACCCTTACTTCCCAACCACATCCACAGCAGAATTCGCAGTTATCGGCTACAAGGGCACCAATGCCTATGATGCCGGACTCTTCTACTGTCCATATGTGCCTCTCCAGATGGTCCGTGCGATTGACACAGGCAGCTTCCAGCCAAAGATCGGGTTTAAGACCCGCTATGGTTTGGTGGCCAACCCATTCGCTGAAGGGCTCACCCAAGGCAGTGGCGTGATCAATGCCAAGACGAACACGTACTACCGCGCGTTCAAGATCGCCAACATCGCATAAGCGAATTGGTCTCTTCCGTCTCAGTCAGGGGAGCCTCCGCAAAGGGGCTCCCCTTTCTTTTTCGCTCAAGGAGCAGCGCAGATGTTGACATGGTTCTTACTCATGGTGTTTCTGACACCTACCGGAGACTATGAGACGGCCTATCGTCTCAACACGTTTGAGACACCAGAAGCCTGTCAGATTGAACGGGATCGCATTGGGTTTCAGATGGCCGAATCCTATCCGGCCGATCTCAGTTTTCGTATCATCTGCCATGAAAAGAACGTGGGACACGACAAGACGGCCCTGGTCATTCGAGATAAATAGAGGTATCACCCCGATAAAGGAATGAGATTATGTCAGAAACGCCGTTGGTACCAACGAATACGAATCTCTTACATTCCAATAAGTTCATCCTCTCGTTTGCACGAATTCCGAATGTCCAATATTTTACCCAAGGCATTCCTCTTCCTGGTATCTCTATGGGAGAAGGTATTCGGCAAACCCCCTTTATCGATCTCTTTGTGCCTGGGGATAAATTACAATATGATGCCCTGGCGATCACCTTTCTGGTTGATGAGGACCTCAAATCGTGGTTGGAAATCCATGATTGGATGCGAGCCATGACCTTTCCGGTAGAATTTGCTGAGTATGCCCGTCTGGGTACCATGACGCCTGCCCATGCCAAGAAGATCATGCCACAATATTCTGATGCCGCGCTGGTGATCTTGGATTCCAATCAAAATTCTAACTTTCGGGTGAAATTTGTGAATTGTTTCCCTACCTCACTCAGTTCGATTCAATTCTCGTCGACCGGCGGACCCGCAGAGGTCATGACGGCCGATGCCACATTCCGTTTCGATTACTATAACGTCACCCTGACCCACTAACGAATCTGCTTGACAATACCTCCAAACTCGTGTATACTGTATCTTCAGTCTCTACTCAAGAGGAGAGGTGTCTGTTATGCCCGATCTATCCGCTGATACTGTGATGCAACTCCATGCCCTCTGGAAAGAGGATGCCGCCTTTGATAAACTCGACCCTTCGGGTATGCTTGCAGGCATTGGGGCCCTGCATGCCAAATATCTTCGCATTCTCACGGAGTATCGTCTCCAAGCCAAAGCCTGGGAACGAAAGTTGGCCCGTCTCAAAAAAATTAAGTGGGAATATTATAACGGCAAACTCGATCAGGCGGCACTCACGAAACATGGTTGGGTTCCGTTCCCGTTTGTGCTCAAGGCCGATATCCATACCTATATGGAAGCCGATGCCGACATTCAAGCGGTCCGATCACAACAGGATATTTGTGAGGAGATGGTCGAAACGGCCACCGCGATCCTCAAGGCCCTGAACAATCGCACCTGGGAAGCCAAGGAATATTGTTCCTGGGAAAAATTTATGAGGGGTGCCTAATGGCCGATCTCTATGTAAAACCCTATGATGAAGTCTATGTCACCCTGTCAGGGGAACCGGGGATCATTGAGGAACTAGCAGAACATTTCACCTTTGAAGTACCTGGCTGCCAGTTCACACCCCTCTATAAACAAAAGCTGTGGGATGGGAAGATCCGTTTGTATAAGCGAGTCCATTCCTTGCTCTATCGTGGTCTCCTACCCTATATCCAACGCTTTTGTGAAGAACGAGATTATTTCTGCCAGGTCGATCCCCGCCTTCTGGAAGTGGCGGCCTTCAGTGAGGAGGAGGCCCTGGCCTTTGCCCAGTCTCTCCGCTTACCTCATCTCCCTCGACCCTATCAACTGGAAGCCTTCATGCGGGCGATTCAATACAAACGCCAACTGATCGTCTCTCCCACGGCCTCAGGGAAAAGCCTCATTCTCTATCTCATTGTGCGCTATCTCCTGGCCCATGAGACCCAGAAGGTGCTGCTGATCGTCCCCACGACCAATCTGGTCGAACAACTCTATAAAGACTTTGAATCCTATGGATGGAGCCCTGAGGCCTTTGTCCATCGACAATATGAGGGTCATGCCAAACACACCGATAAGTTTCTGACGATTAGTACATGGCAATCCATCTATACCCTGGGTCCCTCCTACTTTTCCCAATTTGACGCGGTCCTGGGTGACGAATGCCATCAGTATAAATCGAAATCACTCAAGCTGATTATGGAATCAACCGAGCGGGCCCGGTATCGCATCGGGTGTACGGGCACCTTAGATGGAACCAAGACCCATGCCATCGTCCTCGAAGGTCTCTTTGGTACGATCTATCGGGCGACGACCACCAAAGCCTTGATGGATGCCAAACATATCTCGTCCCTGACGATCAAATGTCTGGTCCTGACGTACTCAAAAGCAGACGCCAAAGCGGCCATGAAGTTGGAATATCCTGATGAAATGAAATTCATCATGGATCATGCGGCCCGGATGCGCGTGGTCACCAATCTGGCCTTGTCACTCAAAGGGAATACCCTGGTCCTCTTTCAATTTGTTGCCCGACATGGGGAACTACTCTTCACGGCCTTGAAGGACGCGGCCGACTCAGGTCGGAAGGTCTTCTTTGTCTTTGGCGGCACGGCGACCGAGGAACGGGAGAAGATTCGAGAGATTGTCGCACAAGAAGAGAATGCCCTGGTGGTCGCCTCCTATGGGACATTCTCTACAGGTATAAATATACCTCGTCTTCATAATGTGATCTTCTCCTCGCCTTCAAAATCTGTGATCCGGGTCTTGCAATCGATTGGTCGTGGTCTTCGTCGTACCGATGATAAAGACACCATGACGCTCTATGATATCGTTGATGATCTCCGCAGCGGAAAACATACGAACTTCACCCTCAAGCATTTCATGAAACGGGTGGAGATATACAATGCCGAACAATTTTCTTATAAGCTCTTTCCGATTGACCTTCCATAGAAAGGGGGAATGATGCCACAAGAACTACCGAACGAATCGACGCCGGCCCAACTTCCACCTGAGGTGGATTGTATTAAATTGGTACGTCTGGTGACAGGGGAGGATATTCTCTGTGTGATGCGGGAGGAAGTCCGTGAGGAGATGAAACCCACGGATGAAGTGATCTTATCGACCCCATTAAAATTGATCATGCACAGGGTGACACCACTCAGACCTGGTACCGCGATGGCCATCGGTATCATCCAATGGCTACCTGATGAATTACTCGAAACCCATGCCGTGTCCATCAAAGTCGGGCATATGATCACGATCATGGAACCCAAAGAAGAACTCAAGGCCTACTACAAAAAAACAGTGGATCAGCTTCATCTGTATATGATGAGCGGAGATAAAAACATTCGAGCAGGTATTACCACCGCGTCTATCGATGCCCAACGATCAGTGGAACTGGAACAACAGAGCATTGAAACCGTCAGCGAAAAGAAAAAGACTCCCTTGCAAGAGCGGAAGCAAGCCGTCGTCGATCAGGCCGATGCAGAAATTGAACATCTAGAGTACCTGTTGGCACAACTCCATGAGCTAGATGTCTATCTGGCCCAGAAGGATGCCCAGGACGACGATAACGGACCTATTACCTTTCACTAATGAGGCATATATTATGGCATCCACCAGAACGCATTATGTATCCAATGACGAACTGTTCAAAAACCTCATGGACTATCAGACAGCCTTGCGGGAGGCCAAAGCCCGAAGACAGCCTGCCCCTAGGCTGCCTGATGCAGTCGGTGAAGCCTTCCTCAAGATTGCGGACCGGCTTGCCCGGAAACCCAACTTTGCCTCCTATACCTTTCGGGAGGATATGATTGCCGATGCGGTCGAGAATTGCTGCCAATATGTGGGCAATTTCGATGCCGCCGAATCCAAGAATCCCTTCTCCTACTTTACCCAGATCATTTACTTTGCCTTTCTCAGACGGATCAATCGAGAGAAGAAGCATCTCTATGTCAAGTATAAGGCCATGGAACTCCAACTCCAGGGCGGAAAGTCCTTGATTACCCCGCAACACGAAGAAGGTACCTCATCGGGATCAAAAGAAAATCTCTATGAGAACATCCAGGAATTCATCCATGCCTTTGAGGTCACCTATGATCAAAAGAAACGCGATGAATCCACCAAAGCCGCGACCCGCCGAAAACTGAGCAAAAAAGCGAAGAAGGGATCGGGACAGATAAAAAACTACTTGACAATGTTGCTCGAATAGTGTAGAATGTATTGATATGAAAATTGCCCTTATTTCAGACACACATTTTGGGGCGCGTGGCGACAATCCCCTGGTCAATGATTACTTCTTCCGTTTTTGGGAAGGACAGTTCTTTCCCTATCTGGCAGAACACGGTATCAAAACTGTGGTCCATCTGGGTGATGTGGTAGATCGAAGGAAGTTCATTAACTTCAAGATTGCCAAAGACTTCAAAGAACGATTCATGAATCGGTTCTGGAAAGATGGCATCGATACCCATATCTTAATCGGCAATCATGACATCTACTTCAAGGATACCAATGAGGTCAATGCCATTGAGAATCTCTGTACCTCATTCGATGGTGTCAATGAACCCTTCATCTATACCGGACCTAAGACTGTGATCTTCGACGGTATTCCTATTGCCTTGGTCCCCTGGGTCAATGCGACGAATTTTGACGAGGTCCAACGATTCCTTGCTAGTACCCCCGCACAGATCATCTTTGGGCATCTAGAAATCGCCGGGTTTGAAATGGATCGGGGGAACTTCTGTACCGAAGGACTGAGCCGTTCCACCTTTGATCGTTTTGATAAGGTGATCACAGGACATTTTCATCACAAGTCTGATGATGGCACGGTCTATTATCTAGGCGCACAATACCAAATGACCTGGGCCGATCATGGCGATCCTCGTGGCTTTCATGTCTTTGATACGGATACCCGTCAATTGGAATATGTCATCAACCCATTAAGTCTCTTCCAAAAGCTTTCCTATGATGATACCCTTCAAGACTTTCACTTCTGGCAGAATTACGATCTGTCTAACTGTGCGAATAGCTATGTCAAGGTCGTGGTCCTCAAAAAAACGAATCCCTATCTCTTTGATACCATGATTGATGCCCTCTATAAGGTCAACCCCATTGATATCAATATCGTGGAGGACTTTACGGATGTGGCACCAGAAGATGATGCCGAATTAGTGAATCAAGCGGAGGATACGTTCACCATTCTGACCAAGACGGTCCAAGCACTCGAAACACCACTCAACAAATCTCGCTTGATCGATACGCTCCGCGAAGTCTACAATGAAGCCCATACTATTGAGAAAAATTAAGCATGTTATTATTTGAGCGTCTCCGCTATAAGAATCTCCTCTCCACAGGGAATTACTGGTCTGAAATTGAATTGAATGCCCATCAGACCACCCTAATCGTGGGGACCAACGGCTCAGGTAAATCCACCATCCTGGATGCCCTGTGTTTTGTGATGTTTGGTCAGCCGTTCCGAAAGATTAATAAACCGAATCTGGTCAACTCCATCAACAACAAGGACTGTCTGGTCGAATGTGAATTTACGATTGATGGGTCCCGCTATAAAGTGCGGAGGGGCATCAAGCCGAATATCTTTGAAATTTTCAAGGATGGTGATCTGGTCAATCAGAATGCCGAAAGTCGAGACTATCAGGAATATCTAGAGAAATATATCCTCAAGTTCAATTTCAAGTCCTTTACCCAGATTGTGATTCTTGGTTCGGCCTCCTTTACGCCATTTATGCAACTCTCTGCACAGGACCGACGGGCCGTGATCGAAGATTTGTTGGACATTGAAATTTTCTCCACGATGAATCAGGTCGTCAAGGAACGGCTCTCTGGTAACAAAGAAGAGATTAGTCGAACCAAGCTGTCCCTGGAGAATGGCAAAGAGAAGGTCGTGATGCACACCTCCTATCTCGCGGCCATGATGACCAATCATGACGAACAGATCCAGCAATATCAACAGGAGTATACCAAGAATACCGAGGAGATCAAGAAACTTGAAGCCTCAATCCATCACACCAATACGATCATCGATACCTTAACCCCAGCGACCACAGAGAAGCCTCTGATCGATAAGCGGATCAAGGAACTCCATCATCTTGAATCTCAATTGGATAATACGATTGCGAAAGATGCCAAACATATTCAATTTCTTCAGAAGCATGATTCTTGTCCGATGTGTAGTCAATCTCTTGAGGAGACCTTCAAACAACAGCAACAAACCGAATTGACCTCAAAGATCCAGACCTGTCAGGAGGCAATGAATAGTCTCAAAACCAAACTCAGTCTACAAATCGAAAAACTGTCAGCGGTTTCGAATGTGGTCTTCATGATCCATGAGCATCACAACAAAAGCTTTGGTTGGAATACCTCCATGACCGAGATTCTGCGGTTTAATAGTGAGCTACAGAAAAAGATCCAGGTCCTTCAAAGGGCAACGCCATTGACAGGGAAGGAACAAGAGAAGTTGCAGGCCCTCCAACACGAGGTCGCCTCCTTGAAGCTGCAATGGGAATCATTGGTCGAGGAGAAATCCTATTATGATGCGGCGGCCATTCTCTTGAAAGATACCGGGATCAAGACCAAGATCATCAAACAATATCTCCCCATCATCAATACCCTGGTCAATAAGTATCTGGCCGCGATGGATTTTTTCGTGAACTTCACGATCAACGAAGCCTTTGAGGAAACGATCAGATCCAGGCATCGGGATACCTTCTCCTATGCGTCATTCTCAGAGGGAGAGAAACAGCGTATTGATATGGCCTTATTACTCACCTGGAGGGCCATTGCCAAACTGAAAAACTCAGCCAATACCAATCTCTTAATTCTGGATGAAATTTTCGATTCGTCCCTCGATGGCGCCGGGGTCGATGAACTGTCGAAGATCATCAATAACCTCGAATCCACCAATGTCTTTATCATCAGTCATCGGGTCGATATTCTCTCAGATAAATATAAGCATATCATTCATCTCAAAAAGGTCAGTGGATTCTCCCACGCGACTACCTAATCGGAGATTTATTATGGAACAGACCCCCTCATTTTTGACCATCGACACCTCCACCAACACCATCAAGACCTATGAGCCTCTACCGGTCTTCAATAGTAAAAATCCACACTTAACAGACAGGCTCACCGAATACGATTTTGTGCATTCCAATCTCTCGATTGAACAACTCAAGGAGATTGTCAAGCGCATGGAAGCCACGATGCTCAAGCATGGTGGCATCGGCCTGGCGGCAAATCAGGTGGGACTCAAGATTCGGATGTTTGTAATGACGGGAGAGACCGTCACGGCCTGTATCAATCCCTCGATTCTGAAACGATCCGAGACCTTCAAGCGGGAACGAGAAGGGTGTATCACATTCCCCTATCTGTTTTTGCCCATTGAACGTCCTGAGTGGGTCGATGTTGAATGGTTTGATATCTTTGGTGTGGTCCAGAAGGCGCGATTCAGTGGCCTGACGGCGCGGGTCTTTTGTCATGAACTGGATCATCTCAATGGTATCGTCTATACCTCCTATGTGGGGAATTTGACCCTCCAGATGGCCAAGAAGAAACGGGATAAAATGATCAAGAAGATCACCCGCATGACCGAACTCAAACAGGCACAGAAAGTCTAAACGCATGAAGCCCTGGCAACGAGGATATGATCTGGATTTTCTGAAGGGTATCGAAGCCTTCTATGCACCATACAATAGGCATGCCCTCTCTCCCTTTGGGACGTTCAAGAAAAATAACATCGCCGAACAACTTCATGTTGGTGGGCTGAACGTGATTCGGAACAACGATCAGATTGAGGCCTGTTATGTCTCCAAACGATCTAAGGTTCCTGGAAAGATCGTGATGCACGGCAAGACCGTGATTGGAGAAAAACTCAAAGGTGACTGCACCATTTCCCATCTCTGTGCCACAGAACGAGGCCTGAATGATCTGTACCGGGCCCTGCTCTGGGTCTTTGCTGAAGAGAACACCTGGTTGACCTGTTATGCTGGGCAGAAGGATATCTGTGCCCTGGCCGAAGACAATGGCTTCAAGAGAATAGGTTATAAAGTCTCCTCATTTGCTGAAATCACGGCCGTCTACTTCCGAGACGCAGCACCAGGCTTGCTCGGCCATCGAGCCCATCCTGAGGTCTCCAAAGCCGATCTGGTCGGGATGGCCAAGATTCGCCCAGTGGACGGCACCTTGCTTGTCGGTATTCTTCAGAAGATTGACTCCCTCAAGTTGAACTATACCAATCACTACTCGAATTACAATACCATGAACGCCTGGTCGGCCCTGGCCCTGCGCGGTTACTCCGCCGATCCAGCATTCATTACCAAACCTGCTGAGATGAATGACAAGTGGCATGAGGCCCACAAAGAAGAACATTTTGAACTTCAAGATACAGTACTCTATGACCACTTTCCTGAGGTACGGGAACTGCTCTCCTTTTTAGATGGGGAAGTGCACCGTGTCAGGTTCATGCGATTAGCCCCTGGTGGAGGAGAACTCACACGACATACCGACCAGGTCGATCCCGATGCTGGCAACTCACTGGGCGCCTTGGCGCGCTTGCACTTCCCTCTAAAAACAAATCACAAGGTCCTCTTCAGCACATGGAACGGACACGATGAACGGGAACAGTATCATTATGGCTTTGGGGAATGTTGGGTGATCGATACTCGAAAGCCTCACATGGCCGTGAACGGTGGCACCGAAGAACGGATTCATCTGGTCGTGGATACCATCGTGACCCCCCAACTCGAAAGGATGATTGCTGATGCCTACCGAGTGGACTGATCCGAATTCCCCCATTCAAATTATTGAGCACCAGGGATTCCTGGTTGTGCGTGATGATCTTCTGGGTGTCGGATCAAAAGTCCGGTTTGTGGACCGTATGATTCGTGACATGCCACAGAACGAAATCGTCTTTGGTTCTTGTCCTGCGACAGGCTATGCTCAGATATCGCTTCCTGTGGTCGCCAGGCGGTATGGTAAAACAGCACACCTCTTCATGGCCAAACGGGACATGGACAAACTCCATCATTATCAGCATCGAGGCATCGAACTCGGTGCCATCTATCATTGGGTCAAGATGGGGATGCTCAATGTGACAAAATCCCATGCCAAGAAGTATGCCGAAGAAGATCCGGCCAACAGATTCCTCCTTCCATTAGGTCTAGAACATCCAAGCGTCCTGGAATCGATTGTCCAGGTCTGCCATGAGCAAATCCCCCTGGTACCCGATCATATTTGGTCCGTTGGATCGTCTGGGACATTGAACCGTGGACTGCAACAAGCCTACCCAGATGCCGAGGTCCATGTGGTGCAAGTTGGACATACCATGACACCCAGAGAGATTGGGCGAGCGATTCATCATGTGAGCCCCTATAAATTTGATCGTCCCGTCAAGCCTTGTGATGCCCCTCCGTTTCCCTCGGCGCCGACCTATGATGCCAAGGGTTGGAGTGTCATGGTGCGATGGTATGAAACCCACCCCAGGCCTGCTAATGTGCTTTATTGGAATGTGGCCTCTTGACTTTTCTGTTGATCTGTGTTATACTGTCCTATGATTTTTAATAAGAACAAACGCATCCTGGTCTGTGGTGATCGAAATTGGACCGACTTTGAGATGATCGAGCGGATGCTCCTCTGGTATCAACCCTCGATAATTATTGAAGGCGGCGCCACTGGTGCGGATTCCTGTGCCCGACATGTCGCACAGATTCACAAGATCCCCTATCTCGAATTCCGGGCGCGTTGGGAAGATCATGGAAAAATCGCGGGACCACTCCGCAATCAACAGATGATCGATGAGGGTCGACCGGATCTCGTCTTTGCCTTCCATGATGATCTCACCCAGTCCAGGGGAACAAAAGACATGCTCAGGCGAGCCAAGAAACATAAACTTCTGATCCAACATTTCAACCATTCTAATACCACAACCACAGCAGGGACA